GTAGCGCTCGTAGGTACGGCCAACCGGCAAGGCCACGATCACCTTGTAGCCAGCGACCAGGGTCGCCTTGCCGATAGCGGCAGTGGTGGCATGCACGGTGGCCGAGGTGGCTAGGTTGGCGGTGCTGTCCGATTCGATCGAGAAAGCAACCGTAGCGGCACCAGCGGCGGTGGCCGCGGTATCAACCTGGAACACGACGAAGAGCGGCTTACCGCTATTCACGTCCTGGAGGGTGGGGGATGCGCCCAGGTCGATCACTACCGTGCCGATAGCGGTCGCGGTCACGGCCTGGGAATTGGAAAACTCTTCAGTCTTGCTGACGATCATGGCAGTGTCTCGGTTAGTAGTTGGTGGATCAGGGGACCAGCGACTCAGTCACGCGCATGCGGTCGAGACGACGGACGGGGATCTCGTCGAACTTGGTCACGGTCTTGCCGCCGACTTCGCTCTGCGAGAGCCAGACGTTCGACTTGTTCCCGATCTGACGGCGCAGGAAGCTGCGGATCACCTTGGGAACGTAGAACACCGGCTGCCCCATGGCGCGGAAATCGACCGGGAGCAGTTCGATCATTTGGGCCATCAGGTCGATGATGTCAGCGCCAGTGGCCGCGTTCTTGGTGAGATCAGAAATGTCGATGTTGCACGTACGGGCGGTGTAGCGCCAGTCGGGCATCGCCAGGCCGATATCCCACTTGTAGTGGGTACGGAACGCCTGGAACGGGTCGCCCGCCGAATCGTACACGGTCTGTTCGCCCAGGTCGCGGACCTGCAGGCCGCCAGCAGAACCCTTGGGGTAGAAGAAGTGCGTAGTCATCGGGGACCAGACGGTGAGCACGATCGAGGCATTGTCAGCGCCAGCGCCGCCAGCCTTGATGATGTTCTGCGCGTTGTCACCGGCGGCCGTGGTGTTGAACCGCGGGACGATTCCATGGAAGCGCTCAGGGATGATGTCGGTGTCGCCGTACATGAAGGCTTCAGCAACGTCCTGATTCATCGCCTCGCGGAAGGCAGCTTCCTGCGTGAAGCGCCACATGGCCGATCCGCCCGAGAGTTCGGCGTGCTTCTTGTCGATCGTGGCATAGTTCTCCAGCATACCGCTGGAGTCGCGCACGAGAGCGGTGCGGGCCTTGGACTCAGTTACACCACCGTACAGCTTGCGCCAGGTGTTGGACGGCAGGCCGGTACGGGTGATCGACTTGTGACCAGCTCCATCGTTGCCTTCGATCACGACCGCATCCAGCCACAGCTCGCTGGTCTGATTCAGGGACTCAACGATCTGCTTAGCGGTGGCCAAGCTGCCGTCGGGCATGGTGAGGTTGGCGATATCAAGGAGGCCAGGATAGGTGCCGGTGGGCATGGTAGTGGTTCCGTGTTGATTGGGGGTTGTTTAGGCGTTTGGCATCGAGCTATAGATCGAACGCAGATCACTTGCGGAATTGGCCGCAGCTCCGGTCGATACGTTGTCTTCGCCCATAGCGCGACCGATTTTCACCAACAGTTTGACCAGTGGCGGGAATGAATTGTGCCCGCTGGTACGCAGGGCATCGATCAGTTCCTTGTCTCCAAACTTCTCCAGGGCGCGTCGGCCCAGGTTCAGCGAGGCTTCCAGCTTGGTGCCGTCCACGCCCGCAAGGTCCTTGTCGGCCTTCAGCGCTTCGTCCCAGGCCGTGACCTGTTCCGTGTGCTGGGCTTCGGCAATCTGCTTCTGCTGAGCAAGAAGCGCATGCTGCTGTTCAAGAACCGCCTGGGCAGCATCCGAGGACAGCTTGTGCTGTTCGGCGAATGCCTTCACCGCTGCCAAGTGATCGGCAGTCAGTGCGGTTTCCTTTGGCAGAGTCAGAACAACCGGGGCAATAGCCTCGGCGGCTTTCCCGGCGGCAGGAGTCGTTGGGGTGGGTTCGGTCGCAATGGGCGCGGCAGGAGTGACCGGAGCCGGCGTAGTGCTGGCTTGGGTGACTGCTACCGGTTTCGTCGATGCCACTACCGCAGGGGCGGGAGCTGAAGCTGGAGAGGCGTCGGACATTCCGCCATGCTAATCACGGCAGACCTAGTTCGGGAGGTACTAGCTTACGCACCGGGCTTGAAGCGGTCGCGTTGCATCTTGAGCCACCATTCCAGGGACACGTCCCGCGCTTCGTCGTTGATCTCAATCCCGATGCTGCGGCGTCCTTCAGCGTGATTCATCTGCGAGCCGTTGGCGTTAAACACCGGGCGATCGACACCGCAACGATCAAGCAAGCGGGCAATAAACCGCTGGCCCTGAGGTGTGCCTAGAATGAATTTTAGATCGTTCTTGGCCTGTGCCCGTTCTTCCTTCTGGCGGGTAGAGCCGGCGCCCTCGTCCTGATCGTCTTCGCTCATATGGCGCTCGACTGCTGTCGCATCAGGTCCGTTAAGGCATTGGTTCCGCCGGTATCGGTCTGGCTCAGCGTTTTGGCCGCATCGACCTGCAAAGCAGCCATCTGCATGTTGGCCTGTTGCGCCTGCTGAGCGGCACGAGCGGCACGGATCTCGGCCACAGCATCATCCGACCGCACCAGCTTGGACGGGGTGCCCAGCGACTGCGCAACCTCGTCAATAGCCTGATCGGCATCGAACTTGTCCAGAACCTGCGGGTATGCCCCGGCAACGTTGGACAGGAACGCAACCAGGCGATCAATGCCGCCAAGCGCAACCATGCGCTGGACCTGATGCATCACCGATACGTATTTGACGTTGATGCCGACGCCCTGGATTTCCCTGGGCGGCTGCGGAATCCGGCCCTGGCGGTAGGCAATGGCAAAGGTCCGATCAATGACCGGGTTCAAGAGTTCGTCGTTCATGCGTTCCAGAACGGAACCGATGGCGAGGATCTTCTCCTCCTGCTTGGCGCGGATCTCTTCCGCGGTGACCTGCCGACGGTCGCTGTTGATGAGCATCAGGAATAGGTCAACGAACATCGTCTGTTCGATCTCAGACTTGAGGCCCTGAGCCTTGGCCGCGGCCTCTGCAATCTGGAAAGCGTTGCCGTCGTAGATGCTGCGCACCTTCTCGATGCTGCCAGCGGCGGCGAAGTTTTGAGCGCCTGGAGTCGTATCAATCCCGGCGTTCTTCATGTCGGTAGGTCCAACCGTGGGCGGGTTTACCTTCTTTTCGATCGCCTGAGCTATGCGCTTCTCGTAGACCATCAGCGACTTGCAGTCTGGGAGCGCCAGCATGGCCGGACTCGACCCGTAGGCGTCCTCGCCGATCACGTCCCAGCGTGGGGCCATGGTCGGGAACTCGTCATACCCACTAATGGACAGGTACTTCTTTGTGTCGCTGATCATGTACCACTTGCTGATGTACTTCTTGAACTCGCCACCGAGCCGCTTCGGGTCGTAATCGGGATTCGGCTTCAGTAGGTGCACAACGTCGTCGTGCCAATCTTCGTAGCGGTGCGACTCGTAGCACTTCTTGACGCTGTCGGAAACCTTGTCGATTCCGAACTTCTCAACCAGCTGCCGAGTCGTCATGGAGAACTTGCGGACAACTGTATCCACCACCCCACGCGCATTCGAGCTGCAGGAGTAGGAGCCAATGGGGAAGTTATAGCAGCGGATCACCTCTTCCGGATCCTCATCGACGTGCATGGCATGGACGCCAAACAAGCCCAGGTCCATGAAGAGCGACGGCATCGCCTTGTAGAAGTTGGAGCCGGCGAAGATGTCGCGCAGCACCTCGGTTGATTCACTTAGCCAATCGCGTACGTCCTGGCGTTCCATCAAGGCTTGATCGGCAAGCTCTAGGATGAACCAAGGCCGCGCCGGGCTGGTAATCGAGGTCATCATGCCAGACGCCAGCGTACGCAGGGCACGGGCTGGGTGGCCAGTCAACATCTTGCCATTCTTGCCGCCGCCCTGATTGCGATCGGTGGTCAGGAAGCGCGGATTACGAGGGGCGAAGTGATTGGCTAGGTCACGCCAATGGCTGTCCCACGTTGCCCGATCGTCCTCAAGACGAACGCGGAGAGCCTCGTCCTGTGCCCGTGGGTCCGGCTTCATCACAGCCCCAATCGAGTGGACTGGCCGCCACCGGAACTATCGCCCAGCATGCTGCTATCCGATGCGCCACCGGTCAGCAGGGTACCCATGCGGCCTTGATTCTTGCGCTTGGTGCGACGAGGGGCCTGCAATTCTGGACTAGGAGCCTCGATTAGAGGCACGTCCTCCGATGTGGGATCTGTTAGGTACTGCCTGGTCCCCTCACTTACTGCGGCAGCCTGCCCGGCTGATGCCACGCCACTTATGGGAGCCATAACAGAGCCACCAGCCCCACCAGTATAAATGGCC